TCTATTTTGTGCAAGAGAAGCTCTCTTTTCTACATCCGATAAATCTTTTGCTTTTTCTTCTACTTGAGGAGAAACTTTAAAATCTTCTTTAATTGTATCCTCAGTAACCGGGGATACGTTGTTATTTTCTTCCAGAACAATATCAACTGAGTTTTCTTGAACTTCGTCTTCTACTCTTTTGTGTTTCTGTACTGCAGCTTTTTCAATTTTTTCATCTGAAATTTCTACATCAATGTTTTCTAATGCTTCAATGTTTATTGCTTCTTCTGACATAAGTTACTCCTATAAAGATTTAATATCGTCTGGATTAAAAATGGTGGCAATGACTTCATCGTCATTAATGATACGAACTTCGTGGTCATCTTCTAATCTAAAACGAGTTCCGGCATATCTTCCTATTAAGACCCATTCTCCTTTTTTACACCACGGGTTGTTATCAAATTTGTTTTCATCTTTATAAGCTAGAGGTCCAACTTTTAACACGTAGCATATAACCGTGGACAAAGCTTCTCTGTCTACAGTTTCTTTTACTAATTGAATTCCAGCCTCTGTAACTCCTTTGCCCTTGTATGGCAATACTAGCAAACGCCATCCAGATGGATTTGGCATCCTGTCTAGTAAGGACTTGTCTAGGAGAGTAGGATCTAATACTTTTTGATCTGAGCTTACAAAAGCTTTATCTAATTCTGAAGAGCCTTCAGATTGATTCTCTGTAAGTGATTCTTTATGTTTTTCAAACTCTGTTTTTTCTGCGACTTTTTTATTCATCGATATCATCCATATGCAGCGTATCTTTTAAATCCTCTATGAGTGAGCGGTACGCAGATAACTCTCCCATAAGATATTTGTAATCTTCCATCGATCTTACATTGCCACCAGATATGATGTCAATAGTATTCTTCTCTCTCTGTCTTAAATTTTTAAAAAAGTACTCTGCTAAATTTACAGCGTCCATTGGCTCTCTCCTGCCTTATTTTTTTATCTTTCAAATCTAGGGTCTCTTCTCCTTCTATTAGCGTTAGGGCTTAATGACGGCATCATCGGTGGCATTCTAGGTGCTAAAGATGGAGGAGCAACTGGTGCTACGTCTAATGCTGCAGGCATCATAGGTGGTACTGCAGGCATCATAGGAGCTGGTGGTACTGATTTACCCGGTATGTTCAAACCAGCTAAACTAGCTTGTATCTGTTCCATATCAATGTCAGGTATTTGTACAGTTTGACCACCAGGTATTGTAATGGTTTTCATTGGTGGTGCTGGCATAGGAGCTGGTGCTGGTGTATTTTTACTAAAAAGCCCGCCTCCGCCTGTTCCTGTGCTACTGCCAAACATAGAAGGCAATGATGCAGCTACAGGAGATGATGCTGGTGAAGGCATTGGTGTTGGAGCAGGCATTGCCATAGTCACAAGATTTCCAAAATTAGCTTCACCCGTAGTACTAGCCATATCTTCTGGTGTTAACGTACTGCCCGGAGAACCTAAATCTAATTTTGGTGCTAGAGTTGTTGATTCAGCAGGAGCAGGATTTGTTACAGGTGTTCTTCCTACTTCTGGAGTTTCTCCTCTGTCTTCAAAAGTCCTAAATTTTTCTTGAGCATTGGACGCTGATTCTGCATCTAAGTACGTGTAACCTTTTACTGAATCAGGAACTCTGCTCCAACCTTCTGTTGTACTTCCAGTTTTCCCAGTTGTTGGATCAAACCAATGGAAGGTTTTTGAATTAATGTATTCACCACCCAATGCTCTTTTACCTAAATCAGTTTGTGCATAAGGATTGTATTCTGGTTGTGGTGCAGGTGCAGTAATAGGATCAGGATAAACTGGTTGTCCCGTTATTGGTCCTGGATCAAAAGGAGGCTCAGGTTGAGGCTGAGGTGTAGGCATAGGCGGAGGAGGCATAGGCCTATCTGGATATTGTCTTCTAAAGTTTTCCCCTATTGGATCGGGTTTGGTATCAGTAGGCATGAATGCCTGCTCTGGTTGTACAGGAGCTTGATAGCCTTCAGGTGTAAAGTATGCGGGACCGCCTACAACAAGACTTGGTCTTGGTTGCCTAGGTGGCATCGGTGCTGTGGTAATTTCTTCAGCCATACTAGCAAATGCCGTAGAACTTAGTACCTCTTAGAGCTATACCGCCACCACGAGAATTACCTTGTCCGTGTCTTCCGGGTTTACCGCCATTAGCAATGGTCTGTAGATCTGAATAATTAACAGTGCCTTGATCTTTAATGTTAACGCTTGATTTAACGCCTTTTACTTTTTCCATTTTTTTTCACCTTTTTTGTTTTTTGACTTTCTTGCTTCTTCAAGAGCTATAGCAATAGCCGTCTTTGGTTTCTTGCCACTGCTTGTCAATTCACTTATGTTAGCAGATATCGTCTTATCACTGCTACCTTTTTTTAGAGGCATTGGTTTTACCTATTACCTTTCATTATATCCATTGCTTTAAATTGAGCAGACTGATCTATTCTTTCTCTGGCTATATCGTCTTTCATAAGAGCAATGTCTTTTTGAATAGACAAACGTTGTTCTGCTAATTGGTTGCCTTGCATGGCTTTCATAGCATCAAACTGTTGGCGTTGAGAAAACTCTTCACGCTTACGTTGTACGTCATCCGCTTTAATGTCTAACTCTTTGCCTCTTAGCTCAACCAAAGGATCTGGTTGCGGTGGCGGTGGCATAAACATAGCATTAATCTGTTCGGTTAATTGTGATACAACGGCAGCTATATCTTTTGCTACAGACTCTTGCAATTGTTGTTGATACTCCATACCCGTTTCTGGTGGCAACTGTTGTATCTGTTGTATCATGGTTTGCATTTCTTGGTTCTGAGCATTTTGTTCGTCTACAATTTCAGAAGCTCTAAATGAAACGTGCTGATAGATGTGTGCTTGTATTAAAGACAACACAACTGGATTTGACTGTGCGGTTATCGTTCCATACAAAGACATGTGGCTATTGATGTGTGAATCGTGATCTTGTCCGGCAAACGCTTGAGCTGGCATTCCTGCTATTAAACTTGCGTTCTCATTGGCTGGGTCAATTGGTTGTGGTTGAGGAGGTTGAGGCAAAAGCTGTTCAATGTTTTGCACACCCATAGAAGAATACATTCTTCGGTAAGCCTCGTATATACCAGTTGGGCCATGAATCTCTGGATTGCTTTGTACTGTTCTTAACAGTTCTTGAGCCATCATGACTCGTTGACTCATGGAAAAAGTGTTTGGGTCTGAAACGGGCAATACGTCTACTCTTTCATCAAAGTCTGTGGCTTTGATTGTTTGATTGCCATTCGATGTGGAATAAGGATAGCTAGGCGGTAGATACTCTCCAAACACCTTGGCTAAAATTTCAAACTCAATTCTTTGACTTGCATGAAGTCTTTTATGAATAGCACTCATTACACGAGTACCACGTTCCAATAGAGCTATGGTTGTGCCTACCGGTGCATTCTGATTGCCATCTCCAACTTGTGTATCAGCAATAGATGCGAAACGCCTTCCGCTGTCAACCAAGATCCCTAGGAGAGAGAGTAGGGTTTGGCTTGGTTCCTTAAAAGGTAGCGGAACAAAAGCGTCTCGCAAACTACCACCTGGAGCGTCCATATCTCTGAACTCTCCGGGTTGCAAAGGCTGGTCATCATTACGAATACGGATTCCACGTGCTTTGAATCCAGCCGGTAAATTGGAAAGCGTTCCAGCATCAATAAGCTGACGCAAGATAGACGTTGCAGCTTTAGATAAACCACCAATCATATGAGTCAAACCAAAGCCATAGAATCCTAGACCTGGTAAAAATTTGTAATGTACGAAGTAATTGATTCTTTGTTTTAGTTGATCGTCTTCTTTGTAGTTTCTTCTAATAGCTAAAACTTTATTGTTGCCGATGGTTACAATGTAAGGAAGTTTGATTCCCGTCTCTTCGCCTTCATCGTCAAGATCTTCAAAGCCCGGCATGTCTAGTTCGGTATGAATCTCATGTACTTTACACGTATCGTCATCGCTGTAATCTGGGCTAACGCCTTGCAAGTCATCTATGCCTTCTTGAATACCATCGAGGTCTTCTGCCGTCATGTTGCCAGAATCTATATCCACATCGCTGTAGAAACCTGTTTGTTGTGATTTGCGTATGTCGTTCATGGACATATTGATTACGTGAGTAATTCTGGTTGCACTGTGCAAGTCTGTAGCAGCGTAAGGCACAATTAAATCTTCACTTGGAATAAACTTAGATACGGCTCTGCCTAAATTTTGATCGTAATAAACCTTTCTAAATGCTGAACCAGACAAGGGTAGATAGAATAACATTTGATCCGTTTCTGAATCGTATTCTTTCATGACCTGCATCAATTGATAGTTCATGAATTCTTGAACACGAGAAGCTTGTCCTTCGGTATCTGGAGTTGTCATACCCAACACTTGTGTCTTAACTGGTCCTTGAGATGGTAGTAATTCGTTGTAGGCTTGAGCTTGGAACTGAGTTACGGATTCAGCCAATAAAGGATGCATAACACCAGCTGCTCCTTCAAATGGTTGAGATCTCTCTTCGTACTTCATGCCCAGGTATTCAAGGCCTTCTTTGTATGTTTTCTCCCAATCGCTACGAGATTCTTTATCAGAATCAACGTTACTCATCAGATCATTCTTTACAGAATTAATATCTGAATCTTCCATTAGGTCTGCTAAATTAGCATAGAAGTCTTCTGGATCTTCAATTGAAGGCAAGGTATCGCCAAAGGCAATACTTCCATCTTCCATCTGTTCAAAAGAATCCATCTCAGGATTTTCTTCAGTCACATCGACTTCGACATCCATCCCCTTGGTTCGGTTTCTAATTTGAAGATCTATTTGTTCTTCAACGTTAATTGCCTTATCTATATCTGCCATTATCTTTTACCTTTTATAAAAGCTCTCCCCTGACCTTTTGTTGCTAGACCACCGTTTCTTTTCTTAACAGGCTTAATAACTTTTAATGTTGAACCGCCATATGAATCATCAAGAGCTTTCTGTATTTCTGGCACATCAGATTTATAAGCTTGTTTTCCTGTTCGGTATCTTTTTTTTTCTATCTCAGAAGGATTGGATTCCTTAATCTCTTTAATAAGTTTCTTTATTAAAGACTTGGCTATCTTTTTAGCCATGATCTATCTCTTAGATTTCATGTAGGCTTTGCCTAGCCCTTTAGTAGCCATGCCACCCGCTCTGTATTTCTTAGGTGCAGATGCATTAGCCATACCGCCACCCATTTTTTTCTTAGGTGTAACTTTCTTCTTAGGTTTTCTAACAAAGTCTATAAGACCTTTATCGCCACCGAACTTTTTATCTTTGCCCAAAAGAACTTTCTTAATGCCTTGTCCTGCTCTACGCAATGGACCTCTGGCTTTGCCCTTTCTGTTGGCGTACTGTTTCAGTTCATTGGCATCGTAGCCTTTCTTCTTTAGATCGTCTTTGGTTACAGCAGTGTAAGACTTACCTTCATAAGTAAATTTAGTTCCTTCGCCTTTCTTACGAGCTGCTTTGAAAGCTTCTCCGAAAGTTACTTTGGCTGCTTCTGCTGATTTTGGTTTTTTTCTTCCAGTTATAGCTAATGTTGTTAATCCAGCTAGGGGTCCAAGGGCAGCTACTTTCATAGCTGTAGGTACTTTACTTAATGATTTATTTCTTAATCCTGCACTTGGATAACCTCCCGTGAATGAAGCTCTGGTTAGACCTGTAGGTTTAGCTTTGGTTATACTTCCTGTTTGTCTAACTTTTCTTTTTTCTATTTGTTCTTTTCTTATTTTTGCCCCTGGTGTTCTAGAAACACCAACAATAGCACCTGATTTGTTATTTGTTTGTCTAACTTTTCTTTTTTCTATTTGTTCTTTTCTTATTTTTGCCCCTGGTGTTCGACCAGGGCTTGCTGATACTGTTGCTGCTGGTTTAGGTTTGTTTTTAACACCCGGTGGTCTACCTCTACCACGTTTAGCTTCTTTAACTTCTATAACTTTTTTAGCCTTCTTATTAGCCTTCTTAAGTGCTTCTTTTGTTAGTTTTTTTATTGCCATTTTAATTACCTCTTAATAATATATTCGTTGTTTGGGCACTGGCTCATCGTCCTCTTCGTCTGACAATAGCCTAACAAAGTTACCCTGACGAAATCTCAGTATAGCCTGTGTTGTCGAATCCACAAAGTCATCGTGTTCACCGAACGGGAAGGCTGCACATTCTTCGATAACTTCTTCTGCGAAGGCTGTGTCCGGAGCCCAAACCATTCCTGCTTCAAACACTGGAGAAGCAGAGTGAACCCTTGTAACTTTGTCCTTACCCCTGGTCGGTCTATAATTCACGACTGGGATCCCCATCATTCGCAACTCCTGCGTCAAAGGTGTACCACTTGCTTGAGATTCTACCAACACAATATCGGGTTGCCAATAGTTATATTCATCGTAAGCTTTTGTCTTCAGGTCAGGGAAATCCCAACGCCC